TCTTGGTTTTTCTACATCAAGAATAGTGGTTGCTGTTTTCTCAACATCAAATCCTCTTACATACGCTTTACCTGGAGATACTTTAATCGCTAATAAATTTTCTGAAGGAGTATTCCCCTGATCTGTTAATTGACTTGAGAGAAATACCCCATCAGAACCTAGACGATCATTCAAAGAGTCTTCAACATCAATTTCAAATGGATCTACAGAATAGTTTCCAGACTCTTCATAAGTTCTTTCTGCAAAGTATTCTTTGATTAGAGAATATGTGTTAGTATCTTGGATCTTCTTAACAACACCACTTGAAATTCTTAAAATCTCAATAAAGTTCTTATCATCAGTATCATTTAATGCTTTCTTTGTTAAAGTTGCCGATATTTTTAATCTATCTGCACCGGGTGCCGCATAATTAGAGAAACCTCTTGCATTATCATAAAGACTATTATCTTCTTTTGCATCAACTAAAGATTCTGATACAAATAGACCTACTCTATATGAAGGTGTATTTGTATATTGGTCTAGTAATAAAGTGTCATCCTCAACATTAACAAAATGCCCCCTAATGAAGTATACACCCTTTGAAATGGATGCTGCAGATGCAATAGAGGTTGCATCCTGACTAATTGTAGTTGCAAATGTATCTCCAGAAGCAATCGTGGTATTTCCATATACCAGATTTTCTTCCATAATCAAAGTTTCACCATCTCTAAATTGTGAAATTTCGAAAGCAGAGTCTGCAGAAACATATTTTACATATAATGTATAATCTTCAGTCTCTGATTCGGTATTAAATAAAACTTTTTGTACAACAGCTACCAATCCCGAAGTTTGTCCTTTTATCTTTTTACCAACTAATTGATTTAAATATAATCCAACGCTTAATCCAACGTGTGTTGGGTTTATCTTAACGGAATAATATTGTGGATTGTATGAAATACTTCCGGGAAGTACAACAGAACCATCTTTAAATATATGACTACCAAACGATGCAATTTGGTTTTGAAGAATTGACTGTAAAGTAGTTAATTCTCTAGATTGAACTGGAAATCCTGGTTTAAACAGAACTCGATAAAAGTTCTTATTTGCATCAAAGTCATCATAGTATGGAGATACGTTGAGATTGGTTTTTTGTGACATCTTTAGAATTCCAGTATGATTTTAATATCTTCTTTTTGTCTTGGGTTTCTAGAAACTCTGGGTCTATTATCAACGTAGATAATTTCCCCCGATCCTTTATTTATTTCAGGAAGAGATATGCCATTATTGAATTCAGTAGCAAGATTTACTCTCTTTGTTGTAGTAACTGTTGTAGTTATTCCAGTAAATGTTGAATCGATAGCACCACTAAAATTGTTAGTTGCTGTTATTGTTCCACCAGTTATGCTAAAGTCAACTTTTGTTGCTTCCGAAACAATATTTCTGGAATCTTTTTGATCATATGAACTTTGGTTATAATACAGTGATCTGTCGTCATAATATTTTAAAACCGCAGTCTCTGTATCGTAAGAAGCAATATAACCAGTTGCAGTTCCAACTCCAGTAATTGTCTGGAAGATTCTTGTTCCGGGAACAGCATCCGAAGCGTTAGAAACAGATGTCAGTTTCAGTCCACCCAAATTTGAAAACTGATTTTCCGAAAAAATGGAAGTTGCAGATCCAATTCTGGTTGGATTTTTTATAATTCCAATTTGAGAAAATCTAGTATCTAGTGGAAAATCCTTTGTAGAATCATCAAAACGAGAATAAATCAATACTTTATCAGTTCCAAGTTCTTCATAAAGATTGTATCCGTGACCTCTTGATGGTGGAATAATTGGAATTAGATGAGCAAATTCGGTTGCACCAGAGTTGATAGTTGATAAATCAACTCTTCCGTAAGAATAGTTTTTACCACCAGATGAAACAGTTACATCTGTAATTTTTCCTCCAGTTACATCAACAATAACTCTTCCACCATCACCATCGCCAAGAATATCTAATTCAGCATCAGTTGTGTTATATCCTGCACCTTGATTTTGAATATAGATTTTTTTAATTTGATTTTCATTTACTAGAGAATCGCCATTTTCTCTAACTGACTGAATCTGTGCATCTGTTGTGGTTGTCCAATTATTTGGAACTGGTATATATTCAATAGAATCAAATTTGATAATATCACTTGGCGAGACCGTAAACAAATATTTCCAAATATATCCATCACCACTTTCACCCGCTCTCGATGGTTCTAAGTCGATGAAAGTTGGTTCATCTTGAGAGAAATTTCCAGCAACATTTGCCGCTGATGCTCCATTATCGATACAAATATAAACTCTATAATCGCTATTCATTACATAGTAATTTGCATCATATAAACGAGTTGAGTTTGTTTGTGGAGATGTATTACTTACACTGTAATCATGACGATACATCTCATAAACAGTTCCCTGTCTCCAGTCAACTCTCCTGATCAGTCTACGAACATCGTTTACGGTAATCTTTTTACCGAAAATCATCGTATCTTTTACATGATTTAAGTAATTTAGATTATCAACGGGATTGGGAGTATTAGTATCCCAAGTGGTAGATCTTCCAAATCCGACAGCACTCGGATTAGGAAGACTCAGAAAAACATAGTAAGAGTTGTTAGGATCACTAACGGAATCCACAAAGTTCCCCGCATTTAATATTCTAAACTGATCTGTTACAATTGCCGCCATCGTGAGAGCTTTTTTCTATATTTATAATTGATTAACCAAGGTCTTTTCTCAAGGCACCACTATCTCTTAATCCAAAATTACGTCTTTGTAATGTTGGGAACGTAGTAAGTCCAGAATTAACAGTGTATCCAGAAACCGCAACACCAATAGATGATGTATTTCTTTCAAATCCAGAAAGTCTTCCCCATGAGAATCTTCCAGAAATTAAATTTGGCATTGTATGAACTCCACTTGTATTTGTTGTGGAGAGAATATTACTAGTTATAATTCCAGTTAAATTATCTCTAGTTATTGAATGGATGTAATAGATGTTATCAACAAATGTTGATCCAATTCCAACTAAAGAACTATCACTATTATCAATAGATGTTACTCCATGTCCAACATGTGTATCAAAAACATATATTGGATAATTTTGAATCAAAGAATCAATATCTGATGTTGAATCGTAAAGAACATGGAAAGTCAATGCAAGTGGATTTCCATTTATGCCAGTAGTTGTTGTAATTCCAGTAATGATTCCACTAAATCCTTGAACGAATCTAATATCATCAATTAATTCACTTGAAAGATTTGGAGTAGATACCGTTACATCGGGAGGATGTGTTGTTGTGTATCCTGCTCCAGCAGTGGTTATTGATGTTAAGGTGACAATACCAGAGGAAGAGACAAATGCTGATCCAATAGCGATTGCTTGATCTTGGTATCTACCAAAATCAAATGATCTTGTAAGACTTACTACGTTTGAAGCACTCTTACTCAATAGAACAGAACCACCAGATCCAGTATGAATTCCAGTTACAGTTACTGTAGTATCTAAAACATTCTCAATTGATTTAATTGCTTGCCCAACTCTAATTGAGGAAGTATCAATTCCAACAATAATATCAGATCCAATTCCAAGAATACCTGGTCTTCTCTTAACATCAAATTTGAATACTGTCCCAATTCCACCAATTGGTTTTCCAATTTTAAGTTCGAGAACCGAATTTGGAATGTATCCAAATCCACCATCAGCAACAGTTACAGAAGAAATAGTACCAGCAACAGATACGTTTGCAGTAAATGCTGCAGAAACGGGATCATTTCCACCCTGTACCAACAATCCAGAAACATCCTGAATGCTGATTGAAGACTCATTTTCCTCATAATTAAAGAATTGTGCATTATCAACGAAAATATCAAGATCTGTTGAGGTAAAGTCTTTAATAATCTTAGCAGTTGGGAAAACCATTCCCTCTAGAGAATCTCTAACTTTTGGTTGGACATTATCATTCAGCAGTAAATCACGTTTTTGTTTAGTCCAATCAATTGGTTTGTAATTAGTATCATCAATACCATCACCCAAGTAAATACCAGTTCTAATCAAATCTGAAGCAACAATTTCAGAAACAATTCTGGAATCCTGTCCAATTGTTTGTGGTATATTGTCATTTTTAATGATCTGAACAGTATCTCCAGGTTTGATAGATTCATTAACATCTACCTCAATACTATCTACATCTCTAGTTCCTCTATAGAAGAATATGTCAATCTTATCACTTGCTTTTGGTGCTTCTTTAAAGGAGAATGTTGTTCCACCAGTAAATTCATAGGAAACCTTTGGTTCCTGCATTACACCATTTACATAGATTAAAAGAATTGCATCGAGATCAATTAGTGATGAATCGACATCTGATGTATTCTTTTGGAAACTGAGTAATTGGCTGTTCTTGTAGAGTGGGAATCTTGTTCTTTCACCATCTTGTAGAGCACTAACACTATCAATAAAGTCAAACTCACCTAACTGCCAGGATGCAAACGAATCCGTAAATACATCTGTAACTGTAAATTGTAATTCTTCAATAGGAGATGACAATCTTGAATCGGTCACTAAACCAACTACTTTAAATGTATCCCCAATATTGTAAGAGTATCCAGGTTTTGTAACCTCATATGAACGAATTTCAAAATAAGTTGATCCAATACCAGTAGCAGCATAACTTGGTCCAACTTCCAGTGTCATTGATAAACCAACACCAGTTTGGGTCGTATTTCCAATTCCAAGTCTAGAAACACCAATTACGGGGAGATTTTCATATGATGGGTCGTTAATATCAAATACAATATCTCCATAGTTTTGACCACCATCTATGATCGTTGGAATTAATGTTCCACCTGCACCAACAGATACTCCAATTTCAGCTCCAGTTCCTCCAGTTTCACCAATGTTAACAGTAATTGTATTTGTAGTTGTTGAAAGAATTTCTGTTGAAATTCCTGAAACTGGATCAGTAGATCTTGGATATGTTCTAACGGTTTGATAATTATCACTAGAGCATGTAAATGATAGTGAATTATCATCAAATTCAATAGTATTGGATGTTGTTAAACCATGATTGTCTATTGTAAGAACAAGAACACCAGTTACTGGATCATAAGTTGCATTAGTTGCGGTATGTGTTGATGTTGTATCATCTGTAATTGAATTAACCCCAGCAGAAACAAATCTATGTGGATAATAAACATTTGAAACACCAATGGAAACATTATTATAGTAACCAGATCCAAATGTCAGTTTGCTATAATATGGATATGCTGTACCTTGTCCAACATAATTATGTGCGATGGTGCTGACGCCAATATTAACATTGAATGTCGTTGCTGAAACAACACCAACAACTGCAAACACATTACCTAAAGTTCCGTCTGGGAATATAGTAGTTGTAACTCCCGCATGAGCAGAAGCACAAGAAAACTCTAGATTTTCAAGATAAACATCATTTTCTGATCCAGTGAATGTATGTGGTTGAGAAGTTGTAACTTCAAGTATACCAGTATCTTTATTGTAAGTTGATGTACTGATTTGATATGCCTGACCATAAGTTGGAACACCAACGATATTGGTGATTACACCTCCAGTGGTTTCTGCTCTCAATCTCGCACCAACTAGTGGAGCATATCCAAGTCCACCAGTTTGTGCAAGTGCAATTACAACACCACCTCTTGGAATTTGATTCTGATTTACATCAGACTCAACAATGATAACGTCATCGGTATTTGGTCTCTTAACACCAGTGAAAGTTACACTGGAAATGCCAGTTGAAGCAGTTTCTTCAAAGAAATAATTATTTCCACTATTATTTGGTGTATCTGGAGTCTGGAATATATCATTTATGAATAAAAGATTGCTACCAGCTTCCAATCCTGTTGTATTTTGTCCTTCTTTGTATACTGTGAAGGTTCTACCAATTCCATTAAACTCTAGAGAAATATCATCATAGATCTTATTGTCTGTATAATCTTTACGCAGATAAACTCTTCCATTAAACGATGATTTTGGTAGAGCAAGGTTGCTAGAATTTAATCTGTCATTGTTACCCTTTCCGTCTGGTGCTTCAGTGAAGTGAATTTTATTACCAACGATATTATATGCACCTTTATAGATTCTAACTTCACTTCCATCTAGGTGTGTAGTTGCAGAAGATCCAACAAATCCTCTAGAAACTTCGATAAGTGGAATGTCTCCAGTTCCATCAATAGGACCTACCGTGGTTGTTCCCAATCCAACGTTCTTAATATCCAAGAATTCTTCATCAACCTTTAGAATATCTCTTGGTTTGATTGAAGAGATTCCAGAAAGTGAAAGGAACGTTACACCAGCACCAATGGTTGCATCATTATTTTCTAGTGTATAAGTTAGTGGTGTGTACATCAATGGATATTGTGTTACACCGTCAATTGTGATCAGTGCTTTTTCAAGCTTTTTCTTCATTTCAAGTTCATGGCGATTACCACTACCAATTGAAGTGAATGTAAATCCAATACCACTGCCACCAGATGTGCCTGTTAATTTAAATTGATCTTTAGAGATTCTAATTGCATATACTGTTGTTGGGCAAATGTCTGTCGTAATTCCAGTAGAGTAAGTTTTTCTGAAAGTAGAACCAACTGATACCCCATCAAGTTCTAAAGCAAATGCTTCATCTGTTGTATAGTAAATCCTATCAGTTCCTGCAGGAATTGATTCTGTAGAGGTAATTGAGTTTATTCCAATCGAAGTAATAGTTCCTAATCCAGTATTATCTCCAGAGAAGATACCAGCACCAACTGTAAGTATTGCAGTATTACCTATACCAGTAATCACCGATGATCCACCACCAACAGATTGTCCAACAAAGAAAGTATAATTTGTTGTGATACCTGTAATTTTGGTTGTACTTGAAGGAACAGAGTCACCAAAGATAAACGAATCTGTAGTAATACCAGTAGTAACAGCAATACCAGTGACAGTGCTAAATCCTACAATAAAATCTGCAGTAAATGATCTACCAGAAACAATGGTTTCTCCAATTCCCATTGGTTCCCCATCAATTCCAATCAATGTTGAATTTGGTGTATAGATTAATTCTTCCCCAGTTTCAAAGAAATGGTTATCAATGGAGAAAACACCAGTTGCTCTGTTTAGGACATTAGAGTCATTTGGATTGAAAGTCTTTTCAAAGATTGGAATTCTATTATAGTTTAGATCAAAATCTAATTTATCCTTACCAAATTCATTAATAGATCCATAGAAAGCATTTGTTATTCCTTCAACAGCATTTCCATAAGTTAGATCTTCTGGTACATTAAATTCATCAATATCTGTGTAGATGAACTGATTGAATGTTTGTACGACCAGATTGTCGGAAGAATAATCAGAATCTGGATAGAATTTAACAATGACATCAGTTCCAACCATTTCGGATCCAAATGTTCCAATTCCAGTTCCAGAACCAACACTTAAGAATTGTGAATGTTGAATATTTGTTCTAGTTTGATCTGCGACAACCAGTAAGTTGTGCAGTGCCACTGTCGAACCAGCAGAAACCTTAACAATTGACTTTAAGGTAGAATCTAAAACACTATTAAAACTAATGATTGTTGAAATACCAGTGGTTATTTCATATTGAGAATCAAGTCTTGCTGTTCTTTCTGTTCCGTCAATCTGCCCATCAACAGTATATCGATAAGTTCCAACTCCAGCAGTTGTAGATCCAATACCAACAACTTTTGTTTTTACTCTTACATTATTGTTGCTATTATCATTCTTAAATGATAATGAAAGAACTCCCCCACTAACATTTAGACCAAATGATCCAATAGATCCAGAAGAAGTTGAACTATTCTGGGTATCAAAATAGAATTCTGATATGTAAGTATCTGTTCCATCATAATGACCAGCAACTTCAAAATAGTTTGATTGGTTTGTTACTACATCAGTAACCTGTGCAAATGCATAAACAGTATCATATAGTGCTGCTTGAGACTCAAACACCGTGGTGCTTACTCCAAGCAATCCACCACCACCAGATGGTCCTACATTTTCAGTTGTTCCTGAAAGTCTAGTAAATCCAAATTCAGTAAAACCAATACCAATACTAAATGGATCATTGGTGAAAGATTCTCTGTATATCTTCAAGTTGTAGTTAAAATCATTTGCATTTATTGGAGTAAATCTTAAAATTGGATCTCCAACATCACCAAATGCACCACCAAAATCTCCAAGTTTTTGATCAGTGAACAGGTCTATTTTGTTTAAAGTATATGTATTGTTATAGTCATTAAGAACAACAAGTTCACTAACTTGAGTACTTTGCTTATTCTCGTCCATAACTTGGACTAAGAATTTAGAATAGAAATCCGTGATAGGATACTCAATAGTATCTGTAAAAGTATCTTTGTTAAATTCTGAACTAGAGAATCTTCCACTTATATCGTCAATTTGTAAAACTCTGTTAGATCTACATTCAACATAATCAGATAATTTCTTATTCTTGAATGTAATAAATCTAGATGATGTACTAGTTGGATCATAATCAAGTGATAAATCAAAATTGTTGATTGTATCAACTCTTCTTTCGGAAACAAAATCGAGAACGGGTAAAAGAGATATTGAAGATGCGATAGAAACATTTGCCTTTGAAGTAATCTCCGTGTCTGCAAAGTTCTTAAGACCTGTTGGGTGAACTAATTGGTTCACCTTATCACGCATTTTCTCCCACTCAATCGGACTCTTAATCGTATATGAGAGATTTTGATAATAGTCATTATTTGCAAGAACTTGCAAATCATAATTTAGTTTACCGACATCATCTTTCCAATCGAGTTCTTTTTTATTAGAATAACTTACATTAAATCTACTTTCATTCTTGTAAATATTATCAATGGTTGCAAAGTTACCCGAATTAATTCCTTTAATTCTGTCACCAATTTTTATTTCATAATCTCCAGTAACCTTAATAAAGTTCTTTCTAACTAATTCTACATTTAAATCTGTTTGAACATTATTTACGCTTAAAGATTCGCCATCAAAGAAGACACCTGGAACTCTATCAATTTTAAATACTGGATAATTCTGATTTTTAACAATTGAGTTAAATGTAGTTTGAATTGTTACGGGTGTTCCAGCGTTTTCGGTATATTCACTAATATTGTACTTAAGTATTGCTGGATTTGAATTTGTGTACTCAACAACTTCAAAGAAATTATATCCATTATCAGCGGAGTTAAATCCAGTTCCTGGTGATGTTACATTTCCTAGAGCATCAGTGAAGTTTTGTTTTTGAATTCCCTCAACAAAAATTCTATCTCCAACATTAAATGGTGGGTTAATAAAACCATCAATGGGAGGAGTGCTCAATTCACATTCTACAATTCCACCAGTATATGATAAAACTCTCTCAATTTGAACACCATTACTATTGTTTACAGTGAAAATTCTATGGTCAACATCATCTAGTCCTTTTGGTTCTTCGACAACATCAACAGAAACAATAGTATTACCTTTAAAATTGGCAACTAATAGACCACTATCTACAACACTTCTGTCGTAGAGATTTACAATTATCAATGTTGGCGCAGAAATATAATTCTTACCACCATCCAAAACGGAAATGTTTTGAATCTTTTGAGATCCTTTCAGTGATAAAACTGTTGGTACTTCTGCATTAGGTCTGAGTGTTTTGTCAGAAGCATATTCAAATCCTTCATTAAGGATTCTATATTCATTGATTTTACCGATGGTTTCGGTATTTGCTCTTAATACTGCATTTGATCCAACACTAGTGGAAGATCCTGTTGTTAAACCAACAATCCTTGGAAGAACTTTATAGTTAAAACCACTAGAAATAATGTTAACTTTTTTTATTGGTCCAGCAGCATCAATAGAAGAAGTATCATATTCAATAGCATCACACTCGGAAGATGTATAAGATAATTTTTCTGGAACTTCATCTAAAGAGATGTCAAATGTAGTCGCTCCAATACCAAAAACTTTATAAGATCCATTATATAAACTATCAACATATAATATTTCCGAATAATCTTTTACGTCGGTATCTGGATCAACTAATACACCATCCTTTTCTAATGAATAGTATAGTTTAGTTGGTAGTGAATCATCATAGTTAATGGTAATAGAAGTTGTTGATCCACCAACTACAGTTTCTTGAATATTAAATGTATTTGTGGATCCAGTGGAAACAAACTCACTCTGATAATTTTGATCATAAAATAGTTTAAATTTATAATCAAACAACGATGAATCGGAAACATCCACAAAAATCTTATTGTTATTTGTGATTTTCAGTTGTGGATTGATAAGACTCAATTCCTGCTCTTTACCGCCAGTGCTGGCAATACTTACCGTTAATGGAGGATTTGAGTTTACATCATTAAATGTTTCGGATAATTTGATATTATCACTATCAACTTTGTAAACATAGTAACTACCAGTTGAAAGACCACTTGCAACTAAGTCTGAAGAATTATAGAAAACTTTTTCTCCAGAAGTAAATCCATGATCCTTAATATAGATTTGATCAGTGCTTGTGTTAATTCTGTCAGAAGTAAATCCAACAGTGTTTACTAGTAATTTTTTATTTTCTTGATTGTATTTGATCCTGATCGATTCTGAAGATCCAACACCAACAGTGAGTTTTGGTTTGATATGTAATGAAATTTCATCATTGTCAGAAAGACCATGAATAGTTGATATTGAAACAGTCGCTTTAATTCTTTTTGCAGTAGCAGTTAATTCTACATAATTTGTTTCTAAACTATATTCATAATTATCAGATCCATTATTTGTAAAGAATAATCCTCCTCCAGATGTTGTCAAACCAACCAAAGTGGTTAATCCAACAAAATCTTTGGATTTATTAATAACGTATACATCTTGCGATGAACCAGAACTTGGTAAGTCAAAAGTTGAACCACCAGAAGTATCTGATACAGTCAATGCATTAGACGATGCTGGTATTGTAAGTGTTAATCTTTGCTTATCTTTGAATGGGTGATTTGGAATGTAAATACTTTGAGATGGAACAGAAATTACTTTTGGAGTGTTTCCAATGTAGTAATTGATTGAAGTTTCTGCACCAGTGTTTATTCCAACACCAACAGATTCAACTGGGTTAAAGTAAATTTTTGTATTTCTTGTTGATTCAAAATATTCAGTTTCTAGTGGAATTGTAAAAGAGTCTGCGAAGTAATCAACAATATCGCCAGAGGTATGTGCTGTTCCAGTAGCACCCCTCTTAACTCTTAAGATATTATCAGAATCAAAACGGTTAAGAACTGAAAGCATTTCAGTACCAATACCGATTGTTGTTCCTGAACCAACATTAATACCAATAGATGAAACGTAAATATCCGTTACCAGACCAACATTAGCAGGAATGTCTTCAGAAAGTGCAGTTCTTACTGAAGAAACCCCGATAATATGAGATCCAAGAAGATCTTCAACAAAGGTTGAAATTCCTGAAATTGTAATTGAATCTCCAGAATTTAATGAATGATAACCTGAAGTATAAACTCTTAAAGATTGTTTATCCTGCCAGGTTATAACAGTATTTTCGAAGTTATCATAAGTGGTTTGAACATTATTGACATTGAATCCAGATATTCTTGAAACTTTTGCGGATATTCCTCCACCACCAGTTCCTTCATTTTCAAAAGTTAGTAAATTGCCTATCTTATAGTCTTGTCCTGGATTTATAACTGTTACTGAACTAATATCACCCTCTGAAACAGATTCAATATTAGTAATTTGATTGAAGAACTCATTAGATTCAATTATAAAATCATTTCCAGAATTTTCTTGATCGATTCTATATGGGAATGTATTTCTGACTAAACGAGAGTTATTGAAATCAAAAGATTGGTCTAAATCTTCAACTACTGGTTTTGATCTAAATGAATCTCCAATAAAATATGGGAATTTAGGTTCTAGTTTTCCGCTAGGAGATGCAGTTGCAACACCAACATAGTAAGCATAAACTCCATTTGGATATTCTGGAGTTTTGGCAAATCTTCCATTGTGTTCATCAAGATTCCCATTGTTAGTGTACTTGAAGTCTTCTGTAAAGAATCCTAGGGGGAAAGTTGATGTTGGTGGTCTATTATATACGTTTTGTGGAGAAGACTCATATCCTGGTTTTAGGATGACTATCTTTGAGTTATTATCTTCTGGATTAGAATATCCAAAAGGTCCATAAATTGGGTTTCCGTCGATTGCCCATCCAATTACTCTAGAGTGTCCAGTATTTTCGTTTGGATCTAAAAATTCTTCTCCATCTCTATCTGTAGAGTAACCAACGATTCCATAAGAAAGATCCTCCCCATATTCGGTAAAAATTTCATCGGAGAATCTTTCTTGATTATTGATACTTAAGTATCTAACATTAGATTCAATAACTGCATTTTTTCCTGGTGGTATTACAGAAATTGATGTATTTTTATCTTCATAATTTACACCCTGATTAATAATAATTACATCCTTGATAACACCATCAACAACAGATGCTCTTAATTTTGCTCCAGATCCTGTTCCATTAACTGTCAAATCAGGAGCAGCATTATAATATTTTCCACCATTTTGAACTTCAACTGCAATAATTTTTCCAGCCTTTAAAATTGGTTTTAGTTCAGCACCAACACCATTTCTAACAGTTACTGAAGGATTCTTGTGGAAGTTTAGAATGTCTGAACCATAGTTGGTTCCTTTTTCATAGAGATATGCATCAACGATTTCTCCTCTAACTTGTGGAGTAGCAGTAATAGTACCAATAAATGAACCTGGAAATTCTGCATTGATTTCAATTTCAATTGGTGGATATGAGAATGTTTGATATCCACTACCTGTTGTTTCAAGTCTTACAAATTTCTTCCTATCATAATCAGTAGTTGCTGCGCCAACAGTTCCAGCATCTGCTAGTTGGAAATCCGAATCATTTAATCTGATTACTCTATATTGAGATGTTGAAGAAAGACCTGATATTGCCGATTCCTCAAATGAGTAATTTACAAGATCTCCATCTTTAAATCCATGGTTGGTGAATGATATTCTATTAAATTCTGTCGATATGCCAGTTGGTTTTACTTTTAGAGATCTATTCTCATATCCACTTCCAGGATCAATAACTCTTATTTCAGAAACTACATCTTGTGCTTCAAATAATCTGAATTTATGAGTTCCACCAGTGTTTATTGTAGTAAATCCAACAGTATTAATTCCCGCCAGATAATCTTGCTCGGTTTCATAGAGATAAATTGCTCTGGTGTTTATAACTTCTGGATAATATGTTGCACCATTTACCAGATATCTACCTTGATCGGTGTTTGAGAACTTGAATGATCCAATACCAAGCGGTTGATTTCCAGATGGGTTATATACAATTCTTTCGCCACTTTCTAAATTGTGTCTTTCGGTAAAAGTAATAGTCTCATTGTTGATATCTACACCACCAGTCGCTGCTAAACCAACCTGTGTGCCGTTGAAATCAATCTCTCTATACTGTTTACTCAATACGTGTTGTAACTTTGCTCCTTGCCCATTTCCACCCTTTATGGTGGTTGATAATACGCGATTAACACTAAAGTTCTGTGGATCAACCAATACACTCTTTACAGATCCACGAACAACTGCTTGTGCTAGAGCGGTTGTTCCAACTCCAACGGGACCAGGAATAACTATGGATGGTGGATTAATTACATCATAATCATCACCACCATTATAGATTCTCAAAGAATCTATTGGACCGTAGTAAACCCTGTCATTTGTCTTATAGTTAATAATATCGACACCATTTACCAGTTTGCCGATAGTTCCAACTTCTGTTGGAGAAGTTCCACCTTGAATATTTGTCTCAAGAGGGAATTTTGTCAGTGTTTTCTTGGGAACTAACTTTTTATTATAATGTTGTAGTAGAGTAAAGTTGTGATTAGAATTTTCGCCATATCTACCAAACTCAACAAAACTTTGTGTTGCTACAAAAGATCTTGCATTGAATAATCTTATTTTATTTTTTCTACCAGACTCTTCAATAACTTCGACATAATAAGTTCTTCCAAAAACCAATTCTGGGATAACTTCATTATCACCATGATAAACTATGGCATCTCCAGTAATGAATGGTACATCGTCCGTAAAGGAAAGAACCGAATATAAATCGGTTAGAGGATTATAATTCTGGAATATGTCATTAAGGTTTGAGGATGGTGTTAAAGTAATTTTCGCAGTAGAAAGTTTCTCATCAATCTCATATCCTGGAAGTGAGTTTGATGCAACATACATGTAGTCATCTTTTTCACTATAAGTATTTTGAATATTTGCAATTATACTAGATGCACTTATTGGAGTGTTGGAAGAAGATGCATATGTGTACTGCCTTCTAACACTCAACCTTCTATTAGCAGCGACCCCAGTAACATTCTTATCGAGTTCAATTAAAGATCCATTAATAGAAGTTACAGTCGCATCAGATACAACAATATTTTCAGAATTTCTATCTAACACATCAACAATATCATTTACCTTAAGGCTAGATTTGTCCGGTGCCTCAAATAAAGTTAATTGGTTATTGTTGAAAGAATTTACCTCATATCGTGATCTAACGTTGTAAATCCAAGTATTGAATGAAAATTCCTTGTTCGTCTTATTATTGTTACGTACTTTATCTCCAAGATTTTTGACGGAAATATTATCTCCATCCAATAATAGAGTAAACTCATCTGGATTTTCGATTTCAGAAAGAACACCAGTGACTCTTAATTCAACTCTTTTTGACAATTCGCCATTCTCATATCCATAAATGATTTGATTAGAACGAATATCAGATGCTGGCGTTATTGCCGAAGAAACTCCATCACAACCGAAGAATTGGTTAATACTCTTATCAGTATACGTAATTGTATTTGATCCAGTAATTAATGTGCCCGAATCGGGGAAACCAACCGTACTATCTACAGTGATTACTGAAGAACCAATAGAAACATTGTCAGAAACTATGGATTTAGGAGTTATTCTAAAAGTACCTTCAATTAAACTCTTTTCATCATATCCAGAGAAAAGTTGAACTTTATAAAAAGTTTTATTATTTCTTGTTATAATTTCAACTTCAGAAACTGGACCTGCGGCAGAATCATCAATGTTTCTGACCATTTGACCCACTAGTTTTAATGGATCTCCAGAAATTCTTTCTGCAACTAATACTTCTCTTCTAATAAATTCTGCATCAGAAGGTTTCAATAAAAAATCTTCAAGATTTATGACTTTTGGTGTAGTTCCGTATAAGACATTGAAGAGTATTCTAAAGGACTCATCAGTTCCTTTTGAAAGATAGAAACTGCGAGCACTCTTTATGAAGTTATTAACATCAATTTCCGATACAAAATCAACATCTTCAAAACCTGGTGCAAGAAGATACTTTAATTTTTTATAGAATTCCTTTAAAAATAAAGCACTTAAATTATGTACTCTGGTATTATTAGAGTGTGATGATGATGAAGATGATGCGAAAACTAACTCTTCTGGGTTTGTTTCATTCCTGTAACTAGTAATTCCACTGAATCCGCGAACACAACCAGTGAAACTATTGGTTGTAATTCCAGTATAAGTGATTATTTCATCATTAAGTTTAAACAGACCATACTGTTTTGGGAATCCTTTCGTTGACCCAACATAAATGGTATCATCGCTATCAGTAACTGCACTAGTTAATGAAGTAATTCCAGTTATAACTTCTGGGGAAAGGTTATTTAAATTCAGATATTGATCTAAATTCTCTGCAATATCTACTGGACCTCCCTGATATTCTTGGGAGACGTAGTATTGCTTTAGAAAATCGACAGACTTAGGTGACTCGCTAAGTAAAAATTCTGGTAACTGATTCTCAATAATTTGCTGTATTTTTACCCTAGCGTCAAAACCAGTTGTAATCATATCCCCTTATTACCTCGTTAGTTTTCCGTTTGAATAGCTTGATCTTACTGGGTAATCGACTCCAGAAATTTGCTCTCCGGATGCTATAGTATCCTTAACCATATTTATAGTGCTTTTGCTGACATCAAAGACAAGATATAGGTCTTTGAGTCCGATGACGTCATTTGATTCTGGATATGCTTGAATCTCAATAATACCTTCATCAAGAGAGGTTGAAACGATATTGATTGTATTAACTAAAATCTCACCTTTGATATAATCTACGGTTCCAATTGATTTTTTAACAATTTCATATGTGTTTGGATCTAGTGTTGGTTTAACAATGGAAAGAATTCCAATATCACTGTCTTCTGATGATACATCAACAAAGTAAACAGTATCTGCTTCACCTGCAATTTTAAACCCAGTACTCTTAATGTTATAAGATCCTATAGTTTTATGGAATTGATTACCAAAACATATTTCATATTGTGCAAAAGTGTTTAGTACGCAATTAATATTTCTCCTCATTTTCACGCGAGTGATGTTCGATGTAATCGATGTATCAACATTATCAATGACTTGAAGTGCTTTACTATACTTGAATCTGCCACCAAACTTATTCAAATCTACGGATTGTGAATACTTGTCTAATGCAGAAACAACTCTTGCATTCAAATCTTGTACATTGCTTACTCTAGATGAGTTATAGAAGACATCACTATCAACTTCAACATAAAGTAGTTTTAGATCTACAATTTCTTGATTTATTCCAGAAACAGAATATTGCTTAAGATCATTTAGAATTTCTGTCTTTGTAAAATCGGAAATAGAAATACCATTCTTTGGTTTGATACTTAAAAGCACCTTTCCAAACTGTGGTGGATCTAATTCTTCACCACCAACCACAGAAACTGATTCTGTGTTTGGATATATTTTCTGAATAATCGCTTCATAATCTCTTGCAGTGACAGCACGATATTGTGAAGAATATACCCTAGGAGCAAAGTACTTGATAGAATCTATAGATTCTATGCTGCTTCCCCCCGAAGCACGGTTCACGGTGCTTACAGATACCGTTCCCGAAGGAGTTACAAGTATATCGCTACTATCGGTTGTAGTTCCTGAATAAGAGAATAGTGAAGGACCATTTCCATCTGCACCATCAGTTGTAATATAACTGACTTTAATTGTTGTTCCTGTTTCTACTTTCTTTCCAATAATTCCATCACCGAATAAAAGTTCATATTTTTCATCGGCAATTTCTTGTAACAAATAAATTTCAGAGTTTGAATCTACTGTAAAAATATTATCGACCTGCTTATACTCACGAGTTCCAACTTTAACAACAATTGTACTCGTATCAATATTTGGATTATTTAAAATAAATCTTTGATTGGTTGAATTATCAACTACGAATTCTTTGGTGAGGTAAATCCCCTGATAAACTTCAATATTATCAAATGATGCAGATCCATTGACATTATTTCTTGTAATGTCTTCTGGTACGGAGAACGTATATGAGGTGTTGTCAACCGCTCCAACACACACCAAACCTGCCTTAAGTATTATCTGTGCCGAAGTGCTTGAAGAAGCAATATTGAAGGACACAGTTGCCTTTGCGGCACTTCTAGAACGAGGAACATATCCAACATTTCGCGCTAGAGAAACTACATTCTCTCTCAATGTTGCCGAATCCAAGAAGGATTCGTTGACAATCATGTTCGAGTTGAATGCAGTAATATAGGTATTATATGCAAGCGTATCGATTAGGACAGAAAAGTTCGATCCCTCAAAGTCAAAATCCGTGAAAGTCGAATTTGCACGGAGATAATCCTTGATGGATGTCTTTATCTGATCAAAATCTAGATTTGTAAACTTTGTAAAAGGCATATTATCTTGTTGCCTCTAGGATATATGAGAATTGTTG